TTACGTTGCCAGTTAAGTCACCAGTCACATTGCCAGTTAAGTCACCAATTACGCTACCAGTTCCATTAGACGTTAAATTAATATTCCCGTTAGTGTCTGTAGATGATATTGTATTACCATCAATTTTAATGTTATCAAATTTAGAAACCCCAGATACTGTTAAATCCCCACTTTTAAGAGTAGAATTAATAGTTCCTACTATATCAGCATCATCAGCTGCGTTTCTACCTACTGAGGTCCATTCATCATTAGTTTCATCCCAGACAAATCTAACATTAGTCGAAGATCCTCTTTCAATTTCTATTCCACCATTTTCCGTTGGAGATCCAGTCGCATTACTATTAAGTGTTATAAGATTGTCATCCAATTTTATAGTTTCTGCCTCAATTGTAGTAGTGGTTCCTTGAACTATGAGGTTCCCGCTACAAACAATATTCTCACTTACATTCAGTTGTCCGCTAACTGTAACGTCGTCGGGTAGTCCAACTGTAACAGTTCCATTTGTTCTTGCAACATTAACTTCATTAGCTGTTCCGCCGATAGCAAGAACCGCACCATCAGAACTATCAGCTAGAGATACTTTACCAGATGTAACCCTAAAGTCATCATAATCAAATTCTGATATACCTTTTGCAGAAGAATTTGAGGATAATGTTGTATCAGAAACTTCAGTTACTGCAGTCGTAGATATAGCTGTTATTCTACCTTTATTATCAACTGTAATGCTTGGAATTGAAGTTCCGCTACCATATGAATTCGCAGTTAATCCACTTATAGTTTTTAAATCGACATCGCCAGACGTAACATTGAATCTGGTGCTATTAAACTTCGCAACCCCTTTGGCTGAGGTAGTTGCATCAGTTCCCGCAATAACAATTTTTGATGAGTCGACAGCAATATCAACCCCAGTTCCGGAATATAATCCAATTGAGCTGCCGATCGATTGTGAAGTTGTGTTCCCTAATGTAGTTGCATCTGGGTCGCCCTCAACGAAAGTCAAATGACTATTAGCCAACATTCCGTTCGTTATTGTATTATCGGATATAGTATTATTGGCGTGAAGTTTTCCATTAGACCCGAATAGTGTATTAGTCCCATCAGTGACTTTGCCCTTTAAAGCCGTTGTAGATCCTAATGTTATATTGTCCGAATATATATGGGCAAATGGGGACCCAGAACTTCCTAAATTTGAAGTATTATTTACATCACTGTCTGGGACCACACTACCTTTTAATGAAGCAGTTATTTCAACCGAGTCAGTTGTCGCATCACCTATTTTGGTATCCCCTTTAAGCTCGGATTCTCCCGTAACCTCTAAAGTGCCGATTATAGTATCTGTCGAAGTTTGGGTTCCGCCACTAAATGTAGTGGTGCCTTCTACTGTTATGTCGCCCTTAATGGTGACATCGCCAGTGCCACTTTTATAGATAGGATCGTTATTTGCGTCAGTCCCAATGTGTTCCTTGTCCACTGTAATACTATGCACAAGTATATTATTTGCATAAGTATTCTTCCATCTACTAGAACTTGCTCCTAAATTTGGAGTGGTGTTTGCAGAGTTAAGGTCTTTTTTAGGTATAATATTTGAATTTATTTCACCATTAATAGCTATTGTGCCGGTAGACGCATTACCTAAATCAAGGTCACCTGTAAAAAACGTATTGCCTGAAACAGTTAATTGATCTGATATTACAGTATTGCCAGAAAGGTACACTGGCTCGTTGAAAGTTGCTATACCTTTAATTAATACGGTATTAGCAAATGTTGCTTGCTTGTTAGCTAATAGCGATCCATTAATATTAGTCGTTCCATTAAACGAGGATACGCCTGTGACTGCTATATTAGCAAACTTACCTTTAGGAGTTATTGTATCAGTATCGGTGTCACCTAAATTGACATTACCATTAAATGTGGCGGAATCGTTAGATATTAACGATCCATTAATGTTAGTTGTTCCATTGAATGACGATACCCCAGTAACTGCTATATTAGCAAACTTGCCTTTAGGAGTTATTGTATCAGTATCAGCGTTGCCTAAATTGACATTACCATTGAACGATGAAGTTCCAGTGACTGCGATATTGGCGAACTTGCCTTTAGGAGTTATTGTGTCGGTGTCGGCATTGCCTAATGTAATATTTCCATTAAATGTGGCAGAATCGTTAGCTATTAACGACCCATTAATATTAGTTGTTCCATTAAACGAGGATACGCCTGTAACTGCTATATTAGCAAACTTACCTTTAGGAGTTATTGTATCACTGTCGGCATTTCCCAAATTGACATCACCATTGAACGATGAAGTTCCAGTGACTGCAATGTTAGCGAACTTACCTTTAGGTGTTATCGTATCAGTATCAGCGTTGCCCAAATTGACGTTGCCATTGAACGATGAAGTTCCAGTGACTGCAATGTTAGCGAACTTACCTTTAGGTGTTATCGTATCAGTGTCGGCATTACCTAAAGTGACGTTGCCGTTAGCAACAAGATTTCCGGAAATGCCGATGGAACTAAACACCCCAGATCCACCATTAACTTCATCAGACCAAACTTTACCCCATTTTCTTGCAGATGATCCCAAATTTCCTAGAGCGTCAGTTTTAGGTATTAAAGAACTACTCACCCCCTGAGATGCCCCAGTTGCGATGTTTAATTCGTCTATTTGCGCAACACCATCAATATATAAATCTTTCCACTCATGGGTGCTACTTCCCAAATCATAAGTATCATCTGTTCCAGGCGTAATGTGACCGTTCGCAGTAAGGCTATTTAATTGAGAATCAGTAGCGTATAATTTGCCATCAGAATCTATATATGCGACTCTATTTCCGCCACTATCGATAACGGATAATTTGGAATTACCTGCATTATCTGTCAATTTTAAATGTAAATCTGAGCTTGAAGAACCTTTCTCTAAAAATAATTTAATTTTATCGCTTCCAGAACTGAACATCAAATCTGGCGAATTTCCATATGGGCTATAGGTGGTGTTTGCTCCAGAAAGAATAATTGGGGCAGAATTTGTACTTAAATCTGAAATTTGACGTAAAGTTAACGGCTCAAAATCTAAATTATTTGTTCCAACTCTTCTTAAATATTGACCTAGTCCACCGCCACTTATTCTGAGTCGACTTACATCACCAACATCAAATACTTCCTCTCCGGTTGTTGATATGATCAAGTTACCTGAAATTGAGGTATTTGCGCTAATTTCTAAGTCATTAGCATCAATTACAGTATTGCTTGAAATAGTAAGACTTCCGCCATTTATAGTATTTCCGCCATTCAGCGATGATGTCCTAAATTCATTAGCGGAGAATGTTCCATAAACGTGACCGTTCCCTGTAGCCAGACCTCCCCTGTCAGCATCTCCTGCTGACCAAACCGTCACAGCATTGTTACTGATAACAGTTGAAATATAATTAGTATTGAGTCTCCACACGTTAAAGCTATGGTTCAAGTCTGTGTTTGATATTTGTACAGTCATTTAATTATCTCTGTTATCTTTATTAACTATTTCTAAAAGAATTTTTTTGATTTCCGAAACTTCATCTTTTAAGGTTTGAAATTCCTGCCGACTTTCGTCATGTGTTTTACGTCTAGCACGATAACTCTCAAGCGAATTCATGTCGGTGCTCAAAACTGCATTACTATTAGTGTCCCTAACTAAAGTGCTGTCACCTTTTATTTTTGCTATATGGTTTTCAGTTTTCATTTATTTTTGTAATGCTATTACTCGCAAATCGTCAATTAACGGAACAAGTGCAGTGCTTTGTGAGGTAGTGACAATCTTAATAGAAAACGTTTTATACCCATTAAATATTGAACCCTCACTGGATCGATAGGCGACAATTCCGCTATTATCATTATTTAGTTTAGCTTGATTATTATCATTTGAATTTAAAAACCCTGATGCATCATCAGATTCAAAAGTATATTCAAACTCTCTTATATCCGACCCATCAAATCCTTCAGAAAATCTACTTAACGCAGTATTCTGTTTAAGTAAAGTGAAGTCTTTAGATTCAAAATCCGTATCTTCCGCATTTAGTATTTTAGCATAAACTTTAATATCGGTTCCATGAGGTTTAAATGCATTCAAATAAACCATTATATCTTCTGCATCCTGACCATCAGCTAATTCTATTCTTCTACTAATATATCTAACTTTAGCATTTCCATAATTATTAGTTTCGTTTGTTGAATCGTTATTGATTATATTTCCTATAACAATCCCATTCATACGAGTTGAGTCAACTACAGGGGAAACCTGCGGTTTACTTGATTCGAAGTTAGCTCTAATTTGAACAGACCGATTTCCCCCATTAAATAATAATTCATTTGATCTTGAATATACTTGTTTCTCTGCATCATAAAAATTATTTTCTACTCCAGGAGATAGCGATTCCCATTTCGTGGACTGAACTCCTGATGTAGATGTAGTCTTAATTGCCCATCCTATATTAGTTTTTGCATGTAAAATTTCAGGGATTTTAGGAACTATAAGGTTCATTTGTAAATCGTCAACTGAAGTCACTCTACAATATGCGCCAGATTTCAATCCACGAACCCACCCATTAGCAAACAAATACTTATTTGCTGCAACGGATGCAGTAGAATCCTCAACATGCAATTTTTGATTATCCGCATCATAGAATGAAACCATTCCAGTGGCAGTATTCGCAATGAAATCTGAAGTTGTTCCGAATTGCCCCGATGTTCCAGGAGAATAGATATCATCGGTTCCTGATGTTTTCGGAAAAGATCCCATAGCATCAATTTTAACTATTGCTGTTCCACCAGAATCACTTACAATTTGACGAATAGTACCATTAGCAAAATTGGCATTAGTTATAGGAACCCCATCATATGCCCCTTTAGATTGAAGAACTTGCCCTACACTCAAAGTTTGACTGTGAGTGAATGTCAATAATGATTCTGCTCTTAAAGTTTCACCTACACGAAAACGGGAACCGCTAAGATTATCGACACTAAAAAATTCTTGTGGAGAATTTTCAACATACATTGTGCCAGAAGAACTAAAATCTGCACGATGTATCGTAAATTTAATATCTTCGCTCTGAATTGGATTCCATGTCTTATCGTTTGATGATGAGAATAGAACACCAGATGCTGGCTGTTTGTTGATTAATGTGTCCGGACGAAATACGTCCATGCCCCCCATCTCAGCTGTCCATAGAGCGTATTGGTCTGAATTTCCGGCAGGAACAACAATAAATGCATAATCCGTAGTATTTTTTAAATATACGGGAGTGTCAAACATGAATGTTGTAGGTAATGATGCGTCATCCGAAATTTGTATTTCTGATGGAGTCAACGTCTTAATTCCATACGGAACAATAGTTTCAGTCGGAAACCCATTTTCAACTTTACGAAGTTGGAGTGTTAAAGGCAATTTTTCATCTTTTTTACCAAAATACAAATCAACTTTAGTTACATATATTCCATCTATGCTCGATCCCGAAATATTTACTGAGAATGTCTGGGCTATAGGATCCCACCAAGAGCGATCTCCATCAGAAACTTTATGTAGCGTTTTAGTTTCAATTACAGTTGCTGATGAAAATTGTGGAATTTGTAAATTGATATCCGTTCCTTGCATTGTAATATCAAGCGGATTCGATTGAAAATCTCCGTGCGCAGAAGTTGTTATTAAATCTTTTTCAACTATTGGGTCTTCAACGTCATTCAATACGAATCGTCTGACCCCAACACGAAATCTCAAATTTTCATCATCAGGAATTCTAAATTTTGCATAAACTGTTCCAGTATCGTCTGTTTCTAATTGATCGCCCTCAACACCAGTATCGGCGAAACTTGAATCCGTCGGAGTACAATAGGAAGAAACTTTCTCGTCATCAAAATACGCATAAAGTTGTGTATTAGGTTTCATCCTAACCCCAGTTATCCGAATTTCTCTACCTCTCATATATGCCCTAGAAGAAATACTTTCAATAGTATTACCTAAAGAAATTGTTTCTGATACTGATTCTAGTGTTGTTGTAATGTTAGTCCGTTCGAAGTCCATCGAGTTCCCAACCCAACCACTTGATGCCCCCCAAGTTCCAAAAGATGTTGATCCAGTTACTCCAGTAGCTTCAGCAAGTTCTTCAATTGCTGTGTAAAATCCGCTAAAATCTAATTGAATTTCTTCATTTTGAGTGATATCGGGAGTATTATCCGCTGGCGGATCTAGTTCCACTTGACCACGCCAATTGAATAGTAGTTCTTGAACAGGATTTCTCAATTTTGATGCATATGGCTGCTCGAACAAAGTTTCATGCGTGTAATCTAATGTGAGTATATCTCCAGTTTTAGTGATACCAGTTGATGTTAGTGATACATCTTTTTCTAAAGCAATATCTTTGCGGATAAATGTGGGTCGCATCACTCCCCTATTAACATCAATTGCCGCACGATAATATTTATTTTTTGTGTCACTATTCACATGCGACCCCATAGGATCAACAAAAAACCCATTTTTATATCTATCTGCTCCAGAAGAACCACTAAAAATTTGTTTATTTTTAGTTGAAGTTTCTAAAAGATTTAATGTAGAATAATATTCCAGACTTCTTATACGCTGATCAACTGCACGTAGATCTTTCATAGTATATCGTCGATTATTTTCTAACGACAAATTTACAGAATAATCTTTTCTTCCGACCGCCTTACTCAAATATGGAGAAAGGGAAGGAAATGGAGGAATATCCAATATACCCAACGTCATAGATTCGCTAATTTCATTAGGAGTTTTTGGATTCAAATCGGGAACGCCCCTACTGACTTGAAACGTCCCACCTTTAGTAATGATGACCCTATCCCGACGAGGTAAATAGAACTTAGAATCACAAACAAAATTTTCATCAGGCGTTGGGTAATATGAAGCATCCGAAGTGTCCATGTCGGAGGTAATACTTGGATTTGTTGGTGCAAGTGCGACTGTTCCTGTTGCAGCTGGAGTTACTGTTGATAGTCGTGTTGGTCTGAAATCTATATGGTCGCGAAGATCATATGTTACTCCGGATGTAGGACTTCTAAACACAGGAATCTCGTACCATTCAATCCTATCAGATTCTATTGGAGTAGTGTTAGAAGTGGGATAAGAATCTACTGAAAAGAACCCGATACCCTGACTTGTATCTCGAGTAAAATAGCTAAACTCAACCATAATTCCTTTAGATGTCACATCTAAATCACTATCAGCTTTTAATGCCAAATATGAAATGTCATACAAGTCATCTGTCTGCCCAGAGATAAGTTCAAATTGATTGGTCACATTAGTTGAACTATCACTAACAGATGTCGTTGGACCTAGATATACAGCATTTATTTTATATGCGTCAGTTATTCCTAACGACCATGGTCCAACAGCACCTGCTGTAGTGTGGCTAGACGTATTAATATGAACAAACTTATTTTTATGAACAACCTTTCCTACATGGCGGGAAGATGTTCTGTTGACGTTAAAGTACACCGTAGAAGCAAAACTTGAGGCAAAAGTGTGTTGCTGAAGATCAATTTCGACGGTTGCAGGAGTTCCGCTAGAAATTATTGTTCCATTTTCGCTTAAATCAAAAATATAACCTTTAGGGAAATGTTTTTTATGGGTGGTTGCGGAACCTTGGGTAACTGAACTTGATACTGCCATCAATGTAGCAGATGAGATACTTACTATCCTAACGGCAGCTGCTGTCCCAATTTTAATTAAATCGCCTACTTGGTATTGTGATTGGAAATCGGTGCCCGATCCAGACACAGCTGTGCCTGAACACGTGACTGTTCCCGACATTCCAGCAGTCGTAACATCTTCTTTTGCTACTACAATATAATTTCTAGATTCGGATACATCAGTAATAGTATTTCCTGTGTTCCATGGAGTTTCGCTCCCCCCAGTATGCGGAGAGGTCAATGAAATGGTTGATAGTCCAGAAACATCGAAAGTTGTATCTTCAGATCTACGATACACCCATGATGTGCTATGGGTATTATCTGAACTGGTTAACGATTTTGCGGCTCTTTGCCCTAACCCAAACACCAACCGACTTAAACTAGATTCATTAAGTTTGGCTATATTATTTTCAAGAACAATATCAGCAAAAGAATCGGTTCTATGTACACCTTTGACACTAGAAAATGACTTTTCTTCGTCCATTTTAATGTCGAACAAATATAGTCTATATACCGCAGTTGGCGTTCCTGCAATACCACTATCCCACTGAAATCCGCGAATTTTAGCAGTTCCAATTGCACTTGCACTTCCTGATACAGCTTGCACACTATAGTTTACATTAGTTAACGCTTGTGCTGCGCTATCATATAAGGTAATTGATCCATGATTATCAATATCCCAAGTACCGCAGACTTCATTAACCTTTATATAATTTCCGAACGATTGCCCTACTACAACTGAATCTTTTTGAATAGTATTTGCGGCTTTATCGAATTCTAAAAATCGTGGAGCCTGTAATGTAATTTTATTGCCATTAACATACCCTGCCCCCCTTTCAACTTCACATATCAACTTATCAGTTGACCCTCCTTCGGATGCTACAAATCGCCCTAGAGAACCCTCTATTTTTAAATGTTCTCTGATTCTAATATTAAATGGATCTACAACAAAATTCCCATTAGTATCATATAACCGTTCTGCAACATAATTGCCCACATCAGAATATATAGTGTCAGTATTTTTTTGGACAATAGAACCATTTTCTACTGTTGCAACGGTAAAATAAGATGAAGTATTTGCAAACCCATACGGATGTACTGTCAATTTCGGTTGCAATCTCAAGCGACTAGCACCTGGAGCAGCGTAGTTTGTTGCTCCCGAAGCATTATCTAAAAGCGAAGAATCTTGATTTGAATCTACAAGAGTTTCTTCTGTAGTCAATCCAATGAACGCATCAGGAGTTGTAGTATATCTACCAACAATAGCACTTTGCGCTGGCATAGAAATAAAATTCCCTTTATGATATATTACTCCATCCTCAATATTTACTTTTAATGCTTTACCTGTAGCATTTGTAGCTATAGAGTTAGCAAAGAATTTATGACTCCCACCAGACGACCATTTAAAATCTAATTCTTCATTATCAGAAAAAGATTTAGTTTGTTTATCAAGTCCAGAATCAGTATAATGGCAGTAAGCGGTTAAGTAATTTCCTCCAGTTGACTCCGATCCTTCCTTCACCGCAACTAATTTAGCATTAATTCCGCTAGTGATTCCGGTAATAGTTACATTTGCTATCTTCCCTTGAGAATAAAAATCCCCAAGTAAAACCACTCGGTTATTAGCATCTTTATCACGCATCTTAACGTAATTGGTGTTATCAGTAATTAACCCACCGCCAGTAACAATTGTTCCATCAACCATAACTTCATTGGCAAATTTTTCAACTTGATTTTGAAGAATTGTTTGTAATTGCGTTAATTCTCTTGCCTGAACTGCATATCCAGGACGAAAAAGAACACGATGATAGTTTTTATCTACATCAAAGTCGTCAAAATAAGGACTTTGGTTTAAATTTGTTTCAATTGCCATTAGCTATTTCCTAAAAATCTAAAATGATTTTAATATCTTCAATCTGTTCTGGACTGCGGGTAACTGGATGCGTATTTTCAGTGTATATTACTTCGCCAGAATATGTGTTTGCTTCAGGTCCTTTAATGGACTCAACAGTAGCGATTTTATTTTCGGAACCTCGTTTAAGGATGACGTCATCCTTAACAAAAGCGGAATAATCGCTATAACTCTCAACGTTATTTATATAAGAAGTATAAAATGAAGTATCGCTTTCCGTTTCATCTTCACGAATATATACAATATTTGCATTTGCCGATTTTACGGCATTTTCCATAGCAGCAGCTTTACGAGAAATATACCCCAACTCAGTCACAAATTCAAGTTCCCCTAACTCGGCACGAAGACGATTTCGCTCATTAGTTATCGTGTCATTTATCGCGAGAGGATTTGCAGGAACGCCTTCATCCATTTCGGTGTATGAAATAACTGCCCTTGAACATAATCTCAACGATGATGGGGAATTACTTGTGTTTGCAATATTTTCAGATGACGTTAAATTATTATTAGCATCGCACTTTAATATTGGGTCACGTAATATACTGATTGTTCGAAATTCTGTATTTGATGGGATATATCCATTACCGTTAGCTGATATTCCTTCTGTTCCATTAAATTGAACATTAAGCATGACTTTATCGCCATACAATTCACGGACAGGGTTACTCCCATGTCCACCAAGCGGAGAAATTACTACATTTGCGGTTGCGCCAGTTCCATGTACACCATTTGAGGTTATCAATGCTTGCGCTCGAGTATATTGTTGCCCATTATCTATCAAATTGATACTAGAAATTGATCCGTCAGTTTCATCGACCAACGAATACGCTTTACTCCCACTCCCATCCCCAATAATAGTTACGGTGGGCGATATGATAATTCTAGAATCAGAATTGGCTAGAGTTTGAAATGCAGTGTTTACAACTAAAGTTTTTGTAGACCCAAAATATTTTATTATTCTCCGCAATTGGCCAGTTCCGGTTCCGCCAGTAATATATACTGATGACCCATTGTATATATTATCAATAGGTGATGGTGATACGTCCGGACTATTAAACACCCGCAGAGTTGTTTCAGTTGCGGATTCAACAACCCCTGAGGAAAGAGTATGATACCTTGAACCTGAATCCACAGTTTCAATAACATGTATTGCACCATTGACTGAGGATGACTGAACTGCAACTTGCCTAGAAGATTCTACTCCCCCATCACCCAATTCAATAGTTTTGACAGGTATGTGGGAAGCAGTAAGAAACTTTTGTTGCTCTCCTAATGGAACCGTATACATATATTTCCATGTATATCCGTCAGATGATGTAAATGGTAGGGTTGAAAACCCTTTCGGCATTATGGTTGAATATCCACCCTTATTATTATATAAGCATTTATAAACATTATATTCAGAAGTAAGTACATAAAATTTACGATCGTACATATCGGTATCAATATCGCGATACATAGAATATACCGTTCCAAAAATCCAATCATGTCTATCAATAACATGTGTAATGTCAGAAGTTTCTACTTTTTTCCCGCCTATGAACTCTCGATGAACATTATAATGTAAATATTGCTCGTTGTCTGGCGGAGTACTCGGATTAGGCTCATCTTCCCATTCTTCTGTTTTACCTAAACAAATATAAAGGATAGATGAGTTTTTATCATCACTACTATCAGTCGCCTGCACACGTCTTATAAACGCTTCAGCTGTAGTGATTGATAAGTCTTTAGTTGCGTATCTATAAACTGGCATTAGAATGACCCTGTTGTGTAATGCATGTTGACCCCAGTGAAATCTGGTCCAATCCATAACGAATTGAGATTTGCTAAAGTGTCACTTGTTACTATATTTAGTTTAAGAGTATTATATTCCTGCGGAGTAAATTCTACGAATATATTATCAGTTCCGCCAACTTCATTGGTTAAGTTTGAATTTAAACCTATTATATTATGCGAAGTCCCAGTATTTGCGAAATATACATTTGCATTGAGTACATTCCCATGAGACCAAACATTCGCCAAATTTGCGGTAGTCGAATCAGAAACAACGTTCAACTTAGTTAACCAAAATAGATTATCTATTTCATCTCCAGGATCGGTCTCAATTATAATATAATCGTTGTTTGACATCTGGTTTGAAAGTGCAGTTGATACTCCAATAACCTCTTGCCCGTCATTCGCAATACTAATTGTTCCTGATGCTTTAGGTTTAGTTAATGAAAACGTTCCTTCCATTGAGGATAAAGTAGATTTTGTAGTATTCGCTGAAACCTCAACTTGGACATTAGATGATGTTTGATATTTGCCGAATAGTATTTGCCCAGAAGGATGGCATAGATTTAAGGCAATATCGCGATATCTAGAAAATGAAATAGGGGATATCAACTCATATGAAAATTCTTGATAATAATTGCTATCTTGAATATAACTTCTTTTGGATGAAAGTAAACTTCTTGATGTAGAATAATATCCTTCCGAATTAGCAGAACCTTTAAGTTTAACAATTCCTGTTCCAGAAACTGCACGATTTCTTCCCGTAGATTCGAACACTACTTCCTCGTTATTCAAATAAGAAAATCCCGAATCGAGAACACGAACCCCTGAAATAGCACCATTTGCGCCAATACCTGTTTGGACTATAGCATTTTTACCCAAGACCCCTCGGTCGACAACCGAAGTTATCGTTGCTTGCCCTGTTCCTGTTGTCGATCTATCATCAACTTCTCCTGGAATATATGATTCCCCATAAAACTTCAAAGCGGCATTATCGCCTACTTTCCACATAATATTTCCTGGTTCTCTCTGCAAAAAGTCTTGCCATACACGAGCAACCATTTCTATTGTTCCATTAGCATGCTGTACGATTGATGTAGTATCACTACCAATATCACCGCCCTTTACATCTCCTGATGCACCAGAACTCGATTGAACTATTCTATCATTAGTGTCGATTTTAAGTATATGTGAATTTCCTGAATTCCAATATTGATCGTCCGTTTGTAATGTTAGGTATGCTTCACCTATACCTAACGCAGCAATATCATTTGCTCTAACCGTCACTTCAGGTTTGATTGAATACCCCGATCCGCCAACCATATTAGATAATTTGCCGATACTTCCATAATATGTTGCAGCAAAAATTAGAGAATCGCTTAATTTTGTATGTATGTTTTCGCAAACCGCATTTGAGGTTGTGCCAACCGCATTCGCCATTAAAGTCGAACTTCCAACGATACGTAATCCTTCTCCTTCCTCAAATGCTTTCATTGGACCAGTATCAAATTGAGATGAAGTATTTGCAGTGCTATTTGCAGAAACGTAAACTTTATACAAATCTCTATATGTATTTGATGTGGTATCCTGATACCCATTAACGAGATACGTTGTTGAAGGATTTGCTGAATCAGGAGGAACAATTTTCCTAACAACGCCATATGCCCCTGAGTCAATACCGACAAGTTCAACATCATCAAGTAAAGGATTAATTGTTGAGTCTGGAATCCACCCTAATTGAAGTTCATGGGAACCTACAGTATTTGCAGCCCACTTCCCAACTGTTCCTATTGGCGATAAACTTCCTCCAACAAAACTATTAACCGTTTCCCCAACAATCCAGTCTTTATATCCATTAACTCTCAAAACTATATTATTATTAGAATAACCTCGGATTGCTGTCACAACTGTTGCGTTTGCTCCAGAAGTTGCCCCATATAACCCTTGATCTATAGCTATTCCAGGATCGGTTGAACTGTTTATTGTTATCCAAGCTGCTTCTTGATCATGATAATTAGCATTTCCTACATTTTCGCCGTGTTCAGGAAACCCAAAACTGGCTTGGCCAAGAACTGTATTTGCAAACGTCGATGCCGTTAGGAAACCACCGCCCACTTGAGATATGACTGGCGCATTATTGCCAAAAATTGTATTAGAATTCAGCGTATTCACATTAACTGATAGTGCAAACATATCATGTAAATCAGTTCTTTCTATAGTGAAAGACCCTTTTTCAACACCATCTCCGCCATCAATAAATATATCAGTGTCGCCCCAAACTGTTTCATCAGTTGATGCTCCATACCCCGATCCGCCATCATTAAGGGAAAATGATATTGCTCCGCCCAAATCAATAGTATCGGTTATTACAACTTTAGCTAGATCACCTACATTACCCGACAATATACCGACAACATCCCCACGCCTATACTCTCCGCCAGAAGTTGCAATGGCGATTGAATTGATACCCGCATCAATAATCGGATAATATTCGGAATCATTATTATATTTAATTGATATAGGCTCTTTATCGTTAAATATGCCTTTGATGTTTGAAATGATAAATTGGTGTATATGCCTAGACCGAACTACAATAGTCCTAATATCCTCAACCAGTGCTTCTGCTTTTGAATTTTTTCCTTTTATAGTTTTACCTATAAACGTGTAGTTTTGTGTATTGTAGTTCGTGACCAAATATTGTTCGAGGTTCCAATCTCCATCCGAAACTTTCAGTATTTGCTCTGATGGATAATTCAACTCAACGGATTCATTATAAATTGATCGAAACATTAATTTGTATGAAGATAAAGTTCCACGTGAAGTGTTGAACTCCCTCACATATTTTGCCATCAATTTTTTATTTGCAACAACTTCAACTGGGACAGATGGTAAAAGTGTGTGGAAGAAATAATCTATAAATTCTTCAGTTGTGGTGCTTATATCATTCCATGATTCTAAATTTCGAACAGCATCAGACATTTGTCCGTTAGTTTCCATCCATTCATAATATGCTTCCATGAATGCTAGAAAATTTTGCCCGTCTTCTTTATAGAATGCGGGAAACTGGTTTTTTACCAGCGTTGATATTTTTTCTATCGCCATTTAAGTATACTCTGAGATAACATTAACTTTCGTATCGTTAGGATCAATAATTAGCACTTGTTCTCTAAGGGTGGACACATCTAACCTTTCTGGAAAGGCTATTATTTTCAAATAGATATCTGTGTGGGAAGTCGGGGCAAAATTTTCTATTTGAATATTCCCAGTGGAATAATCTATTGTTCCTGCCTTGTTAATAACAATTATTTTTTCTTTATTTCCCCCAAACCGATAAATACTAATATTACCTAATCCGTCATCACTAATATATGAAATAAATCCGTTATAAGTAAATTGACTGGAGGTTACTGATAATTTCCGTATGGGGTTGTTAAAGTCTATATTAACTTTTGATGCAACATTCAAGTCGGGAGAAATACGTTTTTCTAGCTTAATTTCTGCAGCATTACTTAACACATAAGCCTCAGTTGAACTATCTAATTTCTTCAATAGATTTGAATATCTCAAGTTACGCCCAAACCGTTCTAAATTTTCAGTAGAAAACTTATTTGCTGCATCAATAATTGATGCTCGTATTGAAGATTCGCTAGTCTTAGTCTTAGTTTTGTCGTATCTAGTGGTAATATTCAACTTTAAATATGTGTAGTCTGGATCGATCATGATAGGATCAATACCTAATGGAGTGCGATCCATAATTGAAGCTTTGATTTGCCTTTTTCGGTTCTCTGTAATATATTCTTCACCGAAAGGTTTAGCAGCAATGATGACTTTACCAAAAAGTTTAGGGTTGGCGTGTTCTCCACCATAAGCTACAACGGACTGTAGATCTGAGTTTTCATTCAATATTATTCGTTCATAGTCATTATTAATAACTGCTCTATTTTGGGTCTGGTACGATCGTGGAGCATTAAATTTAATTGATTCAACGTTTTCTTGGAATCTTCCTCCCGAAGATTTCTTATTAGTTTCTATAGTTGCGGAAGTATACGTTGTTGTCATATTTAAATGATCTATCGCAAATGTGTCGGCACCGTTAGTGTCGCCACCGTTACAGACCAAATATTGTACAACTACAATATTTCCGTCAACCAACCTTTTCCCTAAGGCACCATCACCAAAAACAATTTCATACTTCTCATCATATGCTTCTTCAAGAAAATAAATTTCTGAAGTGGAATAGACTTGATTGACATTTGTTGCCCTATGAAATTCAACAAGGGTGGAGTCTGAAGAAGAAGTTCGAACTTTAACTAAAATGCTAGAAGTATCTACATTTTTATTTGGAATAACAAACCGCTCGGGATTCGTTGAATCATATATGAACGTAGAAGTTAAAGGCTCCCCCTCTTTAATAGTAAGATCAACTGTTGCGGTAGAACCTGTACCTGAACTATCGATTTGATTCACGACAACCGTTTTTGCTTCTGGAACAACATATGTATAAGTTATATCCGAAATTTCTGACGCAAATGTTGAATTTTTGCTTATAGTGAAGTTTGTAACCCCAGCTGGAATTCCGCCGAATACTATATTCACATTAGCCGAAGAACCTATAGAAGACGATGACACATAACCAAGCTCCTTTGCTCTAGAAACAACAGAGTCCCGTTGCTGCGCAGTGTCAAGAAACATTTCGTTTGCAAGCATATTAACGTAATATGCATTATAATGTGTATTATATGCTAGAACGTCAAGGAGGTTCGACATTACAGATCCTTCAAAGTTAAAATCTTTGAATTTATCATTTGTCGCTAAGTGGGTCTTTAAGTTATTTTTTATCTCATTAAAGTCGAGATCGGTTACTCTTAAAAAAGTATTTGCTGTTGACATTTATCTTACTCGCTCAAGTATTAGGTCTAGAACAATTGGGTTTGGGTCGTTTCTAATCATAAAGGCGATAGATGCGCTCAATGCATTGTCGTCTGGGTGGTCTTCAACTAAAACTTCCAAAATACTTGCTCTCGGTTCGTAATTTTCAATCACTTCTCTCATTGCCGTTTCAAGTGACTGCTTAGTCGCAGAGGTAAATAATTCAAAAAGATGATAACTTATCCCGCACCCCAATTCAGGCTGAAATGGACGATCATAAAAATTTGTTAGAATTAAATTTTTGACAGATTGCCTTACTGCGGTTCTGTCAATTTTTCTTGCTACATTTCCAGTTAGTGGATGAGCAATGAACTCTAAATTCAAATCGCTATATGTTTCCACGTTTTCCATTTATTTAACCTTTTTTAAAAGAAGTGCTTTACTTATCTATACAAAGACGGTATAATATAATTGACCGCCTTTAGGGACTATTCTATTAAGGTATTTATACTGAATATTTCCCGTCTATTAGTTTTACGCCTAATTTAGATAATCTTGATTTAAATTCTATAGATTCAGTCCTAGCTTTCCAATTTTCTTTTGCTCTAGGACTCAATCCTTGATGATCGACTACCATTCTAGATATTGAATTTCGCCTTTTGTGTTTATATAGGACAACCAATTCCGTGGTTCCTATTCTTGCAGCTAATGTAACTAATTCGGAATTATGAGTCTTAGCAACCCTCAACATCGAATCATATTCTTTTTGGTTATATGCTCTAAACCAAGTTCCTGAAGATTTCAACTTATACGTTGCAGAATCTACTTTAGTATTTACTAAATCCGCATCATATAATATCTTTTTTCCTAAATAATATTTCGTTTGTTCCCCAGTCAGCGGTTTTGGGGAAGGATCGGGCGATGGTTCAGCTAATATTGGTGCTTCTTGTTCAGCAACTTGCTTAAATTCTTCTTGTTTCTTTTGCGGTGCTTCTTGTTTCTCATCATTATTATCAAACCATTTATTACAGAACTCAATTAATCCTTGCTCTCCACCATAATTTCCTAAATTAGATGAATATTTTGAGTAATGGTTGTAATATTTAACAAGATCCGACCAAAGTTTTTCAGTTCTATTATCTATCGTAGGAAAGGCTGTCTCCTGACCGCTTTTATCTTTTAATGCCTTTTTAAACACATTATAAAATTTCTCAGCATCTATCTTTATAAACTTCAGTCCAGTCTCCCAGATAAAATTATTAGAATCATTATCTAAATCTCTACCGCATTTTTCATAAATTCCGTTTCTGAAACTCCATTGGAAGGATTCATATACTGAAGGAATCATTACATCATAATCAGTTAAAACTTTTTTTGTTCTATCTTCAAGATTATTTTTTGCTGCCATAAACACTGTAAATGCATTGTCGAATGCTTCAGTTTCTTTAGTGTCAGTAGAAGGAGCAGGTTCAGATGGCTTGGGTTCTTCTTTAGGAACAACAGGTTCTTTAGGAATAACGTCCTTAACTTTTTTAGTTTCGGTTTTTCCAGTTGTAGGATCAGTGATCTCTTGTTCTTTAACTTCTATATCAGGCAATTTTCCGCAAATTGATTCAAACGAAATTGAAGGAATGCTCCCTGCAAAATTGGCTAATTCTGGGGAAAGTTTAGATAATTGGTCATCTAAATCAGTAACTGCTTCACCAAAATCCTCTTTTATTTTCGCTAAACCTTTAGCAAATTCTGTAGAATTTCCCGAAGAAATTAAACTTTGTATTCGTTTCTGTAAACTCATTGGATCAGGTAACATCGATTCAGCTTTTGCTATAAGAGAATCAAATCCAGCTTTAATGTCTTTTTGTGCTGATTCCATATCATTAAGTGCAGCAATTCCTCCATTCATTAGGGATTTGAGTTTATCCTTTCCCTCTGTTATGAATGATATATCACTGTCTTTTTTACTGCAAATACCCATTATTCTGGATCTCCTACATTAACCTTATCATAGCCAGTTGCATCATCACCGCAAGTAGCTAAATCCCCTGCATTACAAACTGCAACACCGCCAATATAAACTTTGTTTGAACCAGCAATCATAGTCGGCGAATCATGTAGAGATATACCATGACTATCCACTGAGTCTCCATCAATTATAACAAGTTGCCCTCCAGCATAAACTGTTGTTTGTGTTGAATTCAACTTTCCTCCGGCTGTATCAGTGGTGTCTCTGCATATTCCTGGCATTTCGTGTCCTTAATTTAAATGAATCTTAAATGCATCCAAGTCAAATTCCCCAGTTACTGCTGTCGTCTGCGCACCCTCAACTGTTTCACTAACATTCCCTTGAGTTTCTTTAGTCATATTCCCTTTAGAAGTTACAGTGTTTGTGCCAAGATTGGTTTGCTTATAGTCTCCAGTAGAAAATATTTGAGTATTCCCGAACGTGGTCAATGCATAGTCTTCATTTACATTTAATGTATAATCACGCTTAATATTTTCAACCTTTTCCCCAGCAACCACATTATGAATTTGATCCCCTTTAATGACTGAATTATAATCATTTTTAGCAACACTTGTCGATCTATTTTGGAGAACTTCCGTTTCTTGGTTATGTCCGACTTTAGTTTGCCATGACTTTTTAAGGTCCATTGACATTTCACCCTCAACCTCTAGATGATAATCGCCTTTGATCAATTCTCGTTTGGTGCCTTGGACAGTAACGTTCCAGTCACCTCTAATATACATATTCTTCCCTTTAAGAACTATTTCATTATCATCTCCGATAATCTTAATGGTTCTTTCGCCAGTGCTGAGTATTTCCTCATATGTTCCTGTCGGATGATATCTATGATATCGGGTTGTGCTGTCATCAAATTCTTGTAAATGTCCGCCCTCAGTTTCAAATACATGATTTTGGGGATATACTGAAATAGAACCTCCAGCCGCAGGAAGTTCTTTCCAAGACTTATATGAATAATATGCCTCATCACGATCAGGAGCAACTGAAGTAATTTTAGGCGGTCTTGCGCATGGATAAACTATTTCTGTTCCACTATCATTTGATCTAGCATTATCTTTAGTTATCCTAGCATTATGTTCTTCGCAACGATCTGCTCTTGCTGCCCAATTAACATCAGTTTCGCCTATCCATCTAGGAATTCTATCGCTCGGATCATTAAATCCTATATAAGAATCTGAAAAAGTTTCAGGCACTCCCACTAGAGATCCAATTACGATTGGTTCTTGAGCACGATCTCCGTCCATAAAGAACCCAATAACCCAAGAACCCTCAACTAATCCTGTCGGGGAATGTCCCAATCCACTGGCGGACGCAGACTGTATACCATTAGTGACTAATGCCCATGGCAAATCGTCGGTCGGAATTTGAACTTTATCTTCTGTATGATACCCCATGCACCGAACCCGAACCCGACCCATCTGAACAGGATCACCTCGATCTTCAACTACACCGACCCACCATACAAATTCCCCTCTACCAAAAAAATTACGCATTAATTGCTCTCTTCATACACAGTATTAGATGACGAATTTTCATCTACAATTTCGGAAAGAATTTCAGGTTCAACGGGAGTTCTCACTTCAGGCTCCACAACTTCTTGCAAAAATATTTTTTTATTGATTGATGTCATATTTCTCTCCTATAATAAAGATGTGTCTTTCGATATTTCCATAACTGTTGCGTATGGACTGCCTGTCGTTCCGCCAGTCACTTTATGCCTAAGTTTTGTTATCATATATTTTCCGCTCAAATATTTGTCCATGCCGCCTGAGTCTTTGTCTGACTCCATTCCGGCAGTTTTTGGGATGATTATATCAATCACTTCACCAACATTAAGGTGATCCGCTCCTGGAATTTCCACATTTAATACTGTATTAAATATAATTTTATTGTATGCTTCACTTTTAGCTTTAAATTTTGGCGTTTTTTTAGGATAATGATCTTCAATTGTAAATGGTTGATTGCTTGAACTCTCATGTCCAGACCTAGTAGTGGTCATTGAAAGTATAGGAGTTCCGTCAGCATCACCATAAAAGAAAGACTTTTGTAATTTGTTGAATTTATCTTTAGTATTAAAATAATCGTATTCGGTCTCCCGAAAACTTTTTCTATGAATATCAACATGAAGTGTCTTTTGACGAAAAAGACCGCCTAAAATGTTCTCCATTGTATTTATTTGCTTTTCTACTGTATATGACACTATCTTAAAAGGATCGTCCCCTTTAGCACCCTCGTCGTCCTTTGGACTAGCACCTTTGCGGTTAAATGGCGAATATATCCAAGTCCCCTTTGATTCTGCTTGAACTAAGTTTGATACATTTTTCAATTTAAATCCATTAGAGTCCTCATAAAAGAAATATAATGGAATATGGTCATGAGAGTCGGCTTCATTAATTAAAAAATCTATAGTGTCGTCAGCTGTAAGATTAGGAATTACGAATTTATGGGAACCTGAAGTCTTATCATATTCAACTTTCTTTTCTAATCTAAATTTTGTAAGTTCTCTGATATGTCTGTAACTGTCTTTAATTCTATTATTATACACAAATTCGCCGACTATTGATTCTATCATATTAGAAATAGTATTTTTGTCAGTTTTGCCTAAAGACCGTGATATTTTATGTACATTAGACATAAAATACTCCGAACTGATTCCAGACAGCATGATTGCTTCTTTTGATTCTCCAAATTTATATCGTTCATCTATAGAATAAAGCCGAAAAATGTAATTATTATAATTTTCGTAAGAATCGCCTTGACTCCCATCGGTTTTATTTTTAAACGATAATATAAAATATTCAAACCCATCAAACCCACCTTGTATATTTTCTTCTTTATTTGGGGGAATGATATCAAATAAATCTAGAGAATCTTGAAGTATGATATCGCATTCTAAATAATGGCTTGTTATATCTTGATAGACGCTTAATTCCTCAATCATGAGAGATAAGTTTATCACTTGCCCTGCTGAAGTAATTAGGCTTGCATTCCGAAAATCAATATCACCAGGATGGCGATACCCTGAAATATTACCTGCCATTAGATTCCGTCCCTGAGTATCGTTTCAACTTCATCGCGAATTTTAGAAATATATCGCTTATCTAACAATTTGATTTTGCGTTTCTTTTCTTGAATTTCTAATTCATAATCATACTTATATACAGTCTTTCGATCTTTTGGGCTGGTGTATTGATACTGATCTAGATCGATGACAACGTAACGTTCATTAATTTTATGCCCATTTAAATGAATTTTTGAATGAGTTAAAATTTTTCGATATTCATGAACTTCGTTCTTTGCCTCAGGAATACTTCCATATTTCCCTTTAATGTAATCTTGAAATTCTTCTCCAAATAATGGCCACCCGAAAACAGGATCTACAATATTGTTATAATGGAGAATTATCCAAGCATAATTAGACGATCCATAATACTTATGAGCAATAATATCAGGTCTTTCTCCTTCTTGAATTGAGTATTCGTGATATACTTGCGTATTCTTTTTTATAGAAGACCTAATCTTAAATCTTCGCATAATATTGGTCAATAATACGTGACTATCGCCTGCTCCAATTTTTTGTTCAGTCTTTGGGAAATATGAAAAATAGTTTGACACAATTAAACTCCTAGCCGTTTATTGAGATAAATTTAGCATCTCTTGATCCAGGTTTTGATGCTTCGAATTCACCATCAACTGACGATCCTGCTGTGCGAGGATGCCCCCCGAAGTCTTCAGCTGTCATAATCTGAGTTTCTTGGAATTGGAGCCCAAGATTGACCTGAACTGGCATACCATTATCGAAGAATAGGGGAATACCTTGCGGTCCATAATCAACATTAACTCCTTTTAAAACTGATCTATTAATTTTAAATAAATTGTGCGCAATATGTTCTGAGAATTCAACTTCAAATTCCATAGGATAGTCGAAACCATAACTCCCTGCAAAATATGCTGGATGAGAATATTTCTTTAATGTATTAATTAATTTATTGATGATTAATGATTCTCCTTCATCACGTGCAACCAGATTCCAAGAAAAATTGAAGTCTCTAAGACCTACTCCCTTGAATACCTGAGCGAGATGAGGGTTCACTGCCACCCCCTGCTTCATCATCACAGCTGTTCCAACTTGATCAGCACCAACTGCACCAGCACCAATTGCCGCACCAAGCATGCCGCCACCTAACTTTTTACCAAGTAATGCAGCACCAGCAACGCCAGCAATGGCAGTAGCAGTATCAACCATATCAGATGCACCTCGTTTGCTTCCGTCGGTAGATGTACCTAATCCGACTTCAGAACCAATATTTCCAATTTTATTAGCTAATAGTGCACCAATATCTTGACTGCCTTCAGTAAGACTTCCTCTTCCTGCTGCTTTGCCTCCAAGAATTCCTAAAGATGCCTGTTCGTAATTTAAACTGTAGTCAGTTTTAAGGTTGCTTGGAACAGGAAGAACTATGGTCTGCCATACACGTTTTTGGTCAGCGTTATCCGCACTTGCACGTGTTCGGTTCATAACCTTAATAAGCATATAGTGTTCGTCAGTTAGATCTTTAGGAAAAACTATAGATTCTTCTACAGGCGAAGAATATAGCGATGATAGCTCCCCCGAAACCTTTGAAGGATCTATTGCTTTTTTTAGTAATCTATTGAAATTCGCTGAAAGGCTTGGACCGTTTTCGCCAAACGAAAGTCCAATATTTCCAACACCATTAATTCCAAATGGACTCTTAATGGAGTTTGAATTTATTCCCCCACCTAGTGCATCTTTAATGAAACCCATATTTTTTTTCCTGTATTATAAATACTTAACAAAACTATTTATAATAATTATTATGAAATACCATCAAGGAAAATTTAAACCGAAATTTCCTAAAAAATACAGAGGGGATCACACTAATATTGTGTATAGGTCTAGCTGGGAACTTAATTGTATGGTGTATTTCGATCGCAAT